ATCGGTGTCTCACCTGCGTACCAGAATTCAAAAGAAGTATCGGATGTGGCAGTAACAGACATGACCGGAACCAAAGTAGCCTGCAATGGACCGGGTATCCACTGAACCGAGTTCGGAGCCTTAGGCGCTCCGATAATCAGGCTTACCTGAGTCTCAGCGCCTTTCATGCCGTTTTCATTTCTGCCACGCACACCCAGCGTATAGCTTCCTGCATTCAGGCCGTAAAACTCATATCGGAACTGATCAGTCTCATACTGAGCCACTACTTTCCCATCAGCACTGTAAACGTACAGTTCAAACATCAGCTTTTTGGTGGTTGTAGCTGTTTCCCAGGTTGCTGTGACCTGAACGGTCTCAGAGTTGGCGTTAATGATGCGCAGATTTTCAATGTTTGGCACACGGTAGCCATTAAGGGTATCGCTGGGAATTTCAAAAACAGCTCCCTCATCAACAATGGCCTGCTTATTCGGATCGTGCTGGGAGGCGCTGATGCTATAGACCGAGTTATTTTCTGTTTCGGCAACGCTCAGAATCCTGAAAAAGCGGATCGCCACGCTCGCGGTGGAAATGGCAAATATGGTGCCTGCTCTGACCCAATCCGGGGTTATTTTTAGGGTAACACTATTCCCTGTAACACCATCAATTTCGTAGCGTACAAACTTACCATCTCTCCCCATGATCGACATAGTGGACCCATTCGTAACCACCGATGAGTCGACCGCATCAACGACTATGACCTTGCCGGAGTGAGACATGATTCGCCCACCGAGGCGCGTTCCGGCGTAGTCATTATCCATTACCTCGACGATATCGCCCGGCGTGAAGTGGATAGCATCTCTTGCCATCTGAAAAGACAGTCTGCTGCTCTCGCGCTTCGCTGTTTCAAGTAGCCATTTACCAGCCCGCCATGCCTGACCGCGTGAGGTACAGCCGAACGCCTCCAGTGTGGTTTCGTTGTAGTTTCCGCGGGCGATCCTCTCATCGTCGGAAACATACTCTTTCACCTGCTCCCAGCCGTTATCCGGGTCAGTCCATGACACAACAACGGCATTGTATTTTTCAGATCGCTTTACAGAACTGCGTTTGAACTCACCATTGACCACGTTAGCGTTCGTGATTGTCGCAATGGGGTCTTGTGGCGCGTCCAGCATTACGGACAGACGCATTCCATCCCACAGAGCAATACCTCGGAACATGCTCGCTATTTTGTCGAGAATGTCACGCGCACTAGCCTGCTCAGTGATATAGGCATTGAGCGTCATACGCGGTTCTTTACCACCATATCCATCATCGACAAGCTGATCGCAATATTGTGACAGATTATAAAGTGCACCATCATCAACATCGATGTAACCGGCGCGTCTCGCCAAGCCAAAACGGGCATTCTTCGCCAGCTCACGAAACAACCAGGCCGGGTTGTTAGTCCACGCCTTTTTGAATCCACCAGTCCACAGCCCGGTATATGTTCTCGCCAGCGGATCGTAATTGTCAGGGATGTCAACGATAAGACCACGGAGGTGGTATGTGCGGCTCGGTGTGTCGGTGTACTGGTCACGGTCAATAACCGAACCTGAAACGGCGGAGAACGGGTAGTTCAGGTTATCGTCGGTGATCTCGCTGTAGCTGTTCCAGATGGTGCCGTTTGACAACAAATCACTGGTGCTGTCCGGCGTAATTCGACGCAAACGGATATCGAACGGTTTTGTGTCAGAGGCATCTATGACATGTGCCTCAAGATACTCGCCGGAAATCTTCCCTGTGATTGTTACCGTTTTCTCAATCGCCCAGCCTGATGAAACGGTGCGTGACTCAATAACCATTGTAACTGAGGTGTTTTTCTGGTTCCCCTTGGTGTCCTGCTCTACCAAACCGGTGACACCGATGTTGAAACGAACCCGAGTCACATCCTGATCTGTTACGGTTCGAACCAGCGGGGTGTCGTGAGTAACCTCAGTATTAACAATGGTCGTCGCTTCGATAGCAGAGAAGCCGTTAATTGGCTCCTGTGTTTCTGAGCCCGGACGCCATGCAACACTGACACCGTTCACACTGACGTTTCCGTTTGAATCGGTAACCTGAGTTTTGTTCAGTTTGAATGAAGAAAGGTGTACCTGGTCTATCGGCCCGAATATTGGACCTTCCGAAATAAGATCGAGCACCCTGTAAAACTGTTTTGACTTGAGGTTATCGTCGAGGAGTTTCGGGGTTGATGCTTTACCGCCGCCTGAAGACATAGCGCCACCTTAGCTAATTGATTCTGTCCAGTCCTGGTTGTTGCTTGTGTCAATGCCGAGAGAAATGACGTTAGAGCCGACTTCCATTTCACCCAGAAGGATTGGTACCGGGCGCCCTTGCCCGACACGGTTTTCCGCACTGGTAAATGAATTATTCGTTAGCGTGTTTGACTCAGCCGCTTCCGCTGACGTTTTAGTTTTCATGTTGCGGGACATATAGACTGAGTACGCAATTGAAGCCACACTAACGGCAACCGCAATCCATGCCACAGCGGCACCTGTTAAAGCACCTTCAACCACTGGAACGAAAAGTACTGTCGATCCTGAATTTAAGTGTCGCTCCATGTGCCACTGAGCAGAGTCTCCGGTAACTTCCTCTTCAGCAATTCGCATACGGAATCTGGTGTTGAGGAATGCTTTTTTGAATTCGTGATCCTGAGCAAGAAGCAGGCGCAACCCCTGAGCGGGGGTATCAACATTCAGGGATATCTGGCGGTGAAATCGGCGTAAATTGCCTGCAAATTTAAAGATGAGCACTGTTCGTGTCTCCATATTGAATGCGTCTGCTTGATGTAAGCCGGGCGCATTTGTTCTCGTCTGCTGAGGTGTCCTGCATGGTCATGATGAACCACCAGATTGTCATGAAGGAGAATCATTGAGTGACAAGGGTCTGCGCCGGGGAATGGCTGCCTGATAATGACGTCGCCTGGCCGGGCATCGTGCATGGACACCTGATAGAACCCATTGACCGGCATGTTGGCGAGATAGAGATTCTCTCCCCGCAGCCACCATCCGTTAGTCCTCTCGAAGTCCGGCAGGTCGATTCCGCAAAGGTGGTATGCGTCCCGGAATAGTGTGTAACAGTCCATAATTCCGTGCTCGAACTTGCGTCCCAGCAGGAGCGGTACAGGCCTGTATTTCTTTAGCGCTCCATCAGATGCCAGCCACCATGGCAGCCCCGTCATCACCTGCATTTGCCGGTCAGCACCAGAAAGCACCGGCTGGCTTTGCGGGTGCGAATGAAAGACTGCTGTAACCTCCCCTTCTTCCTCCGCTGCAAGCCAGTCATCATCACTAATACGGAAGTGATGCCAGGGCTCCGGGTGCACATTCCGACAGTGAAACATTCGCTCGTCATTGAGGATCAGCGCGCACACTTCATCCCGAGACGATGCCGCAAAGTCGAGTAGTTCTTGCATCATGAAACCTTCTGAGAACCGGGGAAGCTACTGATCGGCATTGGCTCCGGTCGTGGATAACGGAATCGGCAACCACTCCGACGATGGGAGCACTTGTCTTTCGCCTGGTCCGTGGTTGGATTGTCGCGTTCATCTGCAACCGGCGGACCGTCATATCCGCACCCGACACCGCGATACTGCCACTGACACACGTCGGCAAGGATAGTACGCGCCGGTATGATGGCGTTATCACAGTCAATAGGTGTCGCCAGCGTGTAGGTCACCTGCTCGAAGGTTTCCTCAGTCATCTCCTCAACAACGTAGCGGGAAACCGCTTCCTGTGTCGGATCCGCATCTGGGTTGCCGTTCGGGAAATTCACCGCATCCAGATATTTCACCGGAACCTGTCGGCGGGTAATGACCACTCCCAGCATGTCATCAAAGTCATGGTTGATTCCAGTCAGTAGGCCGGTAACATTCGCCACTGCCATTGACGGGCGGGCATATGTACCTTCGTTCTTTGACTCGAATCCTTCAACCGCGATCGGATATGCCTGGTACTGGTTTCCCTTCCAGAATACGTTGCCGTAGTAGCCGTTAGTTCCAGAATGGAAGCGGATAAGGTCACCACCGTATGGCTGGAGGTCTGCTTCAAAAAGGTCCACGAAAGCGCCGACTCCCGCATCGACACTATCAATAATTAAATTCACTGGTATGTCGCGCACGGCAAACTCCCATTAAAAAGCCACCCTAAGGTGGCTCAGACTGCTGACAAAGTCCTGGCTGAAAAGTCAGGACTTTGATCTAATAAGGTCAGTGCAAAAAACGGACTGACCACCATGCTCAGAGAACCTTCCCCGCAGCAGTACCAGTTTGAAACCATCACCCTC